CACAAAATAAAAAAGATGCTGCCCGTCGCCAGCATAAAGCTGCCGCAGACCGTAAAAAACAAGAAGAGAAGAAAGAACATTATCGCAATCTCATCCGCCAAACCAAACCGCTTAAGTCACAAGCATCTAAACAGGATTTTATTAACCTGGCTGTTGACGCTCAAGAGTGGTTCCTTGACCAATTTGGTCACCTATGGCTTAGTATGCGCGAAATCATGTCAAATTTCAATTTAGAAATCCCTGACTTTAGTTCTATGGCGCCTTCAGTCGACTGTATGAAGTGGTACACTTTATTAAAAGACAGTGACGTTGGCAAGAGTCTTGTGGAGTTATTAGACTATATTGTAGCGATCGGTTGGATCGACAGAATTGAGCTTACGCTCAAAGGAGTACCAGTGTTTTGCACCAATAGGTTGCAACAGAGAGTGACTTTTCCACAACTTATGGAAAAAACAGTCGCTTTTGCGCAATTAGTTTACGCGCGCTTAGCCGCCGTACTAGCGTCTGGCTCTCTCGAGTCTTTCTTTGCGTCTGAACAGAAGAACGCATACGACCAGGAATTCACTTTTCTCAAGTCACACAAAGTCCTTATTGATTTAGGACGTGGCAACGAGATTGACGAAGTGACATATGATCGCAGGGTACAAGAGTGTATTGAGACTACGGCCTCACTTATTAACACTGCACCCAAAAATGAGAGGGCGTATTATTCGTCGCGTCTCGCTATTTTGAAGGACATCCAAAGTGCTCGCACACTGGATAAGAAGGAACACATCCGGGAGAAACCTTATGGTATGCTCCTATATGGAGATTCCGGAGTTGGAAAATCAGCAATTGTTAATTCATTGCTTCGGTATGTGCTGAAAGTGAACGGCAAGGACTACAGTCCCAAAGCCATTATCACGTTAAATCAGGAAGATAAGTTCCAATCAGAATTTCGCACCCATCACAAGGGTGTTATTTTGGACGATATCTGTAACACAAGTTTGGACCGAACGGAGGGCTCCCCAGCCACTCCAATTATTATGTTTTTAAACCAAGTCCCTATGTCCGCCCTAAACCCCAATGCTGAAATGAAAGGAATGGTGATGATAGAACCTGACGTGGTATGTGCCACAACAAATGTCAAGAAACTCAAATCGAATGAGCTATCAAATGAACCACTCTCAATCAACCGTCGATTCGAAGTCACGATCACCCAAAAGGTGAAACCGGAATACAGAAAAGACAAAACCACCATGTTGGACAACTCTAAGATCGAACACATGTCAGGTGAACAATTCCCTGACTACGCCACTTTTACGGTAGAAGAACCGTATTACAGTGACAAACGTGAAGAAGATGCCGAACCAGTTGAAGGCCAAAAGCGAAATATTGCTTATGCACAGATGTACCATAAAGGACAACCCCTGAAGGATATAGACATCTACACTTTGTTAGATTTCCTGAAGGAAAATTCTCGTGCTCATTATCGCAAACAGAAAGCCTTTGTAGAAGGCCAGAGAAAATTGAAGGACATGCCATTGTGTCCGCATGATCGACCTATTGGTCATTGCAGCGAATGCGCTGCTACAGTATCTGTGGACGAAGAGACTTTGGCGTCGCAAGCCGGTATCCCGTATTATGGAGAAGTAAGAGATTATTTACTAGCTCTAGAGGAGAAAGCATGCGAGTGGTGGAAAGAGACCAAAAGGACACTTATTAACTCACAATATGGCACATTTATTCTCGCGTATTTTATGCGAGATGTGCTTAAGAGTATCGTCCTAAACAGTATTAGCAACTACGCCGTTGCAGTTATTTTGCTCGTTTTTATCGAGCTTACTCATGGCGTTCCATCAGCAGTCACCTTAATTGGTGTTACTTTGCTTTATGCTACTTATATTGCTGTTAGATTTTATATGGTCAAGAAAAAAGCAACCGACGAGTTTATCTCAGTCACCAAGCCCTCAACGTATTTCAAGGAAATGACGTGGGCAACCAAGCAGAAATGGATGGCCGTTATGGCCAGCATCGGAATTTGGAAAGTACTAGTGTACCTGGCAAGATTGTGGAAGACCTTACCTAGCAAGCAGGCAGCTGCAGCTATCAGTCTGACACCTGATGCCAAAGATTATCAGCGCGAAGCTGAATTCTGGGACACACATGAAACAGAAAGAAAGTACCAATTTGGAGATGGAGGATTAAAAGGAACTGCGCGTACTACGACGCATGAACAAATTAAGAATGTCGTTGGAAAGAGGTTGAAAGTCCTAATGAAAGAAGACG